ATCAAAACGTTTCGGTGTTTCAATTTCTGTTGTGCAAAAAGCAGTAGAACGTCAACTTCAAAAACTCAACAAAGAGACCCTCATGGCTTATCCAGAGGTACTCAGAATGGAACTGGAGCGCCTAGATAACCTACAGGCGGCTATCTGGCCCATGACGCAACACAGGAAGATACGGACCGACGACGGTACCGAGGTGCAGATTGAACCCGACCTAAAGGCTATCCAGCAGGTATTGGCAATTATGGATAGGCGTTCAAAACTCCTTGGCATGGACCAAAACAACCTCAACGTTCAAATGGAAGTCACTCAACCCGAAACCATCAAGGCAACTCTTGCTGGCGCTCAATCTGCTGCAGCACTGGAAACGTTCAATCCCGAGGCAGAGGCAAGGGCACTTCTTGAACTCATGGGACGTTCTGGTATTTTGCCATCAGAAATTGTTAATGGGCTATTAACTCAAACTGGGGAAATTATCGATGCTGACGTAATTCCTGCGATAGAGTTAAGAGTGGAGGAGACAAACCATGAATGATGAAAACACCACAAACGCAGACAACCTAGAACAAGCGATGAATGCCGTTGCTGATGTTATGGAGCACACGATTTCCACACGCCTCGAAGGCGACAATCCGGCTGACAAGCAAGTCCTGATTAGAGCAACAGACATTGACAGAGAACGCTGGAAGAATGCTGCTCAAAAAGAAGGCAAGAGCCTTGCTCAATTTCTTAGAGATACAATTAACGAAAAAGTTGTAGAAATATTAGAATGTCCTCACCCGCAAGAACAACGCCGAGTTTATCCGTGGGCACAATTCTGTCTACGTTGTAACCAGAGACTCTAATTACATTTACCATTTCCCAATTGGGCACGAAGCATTCTTTATTTTTGTTTTAATCCTCATGAAGCAACCACATTGTTTACATTGACGAGTTTTCTTAAATAGGTGTTCGCAGTCCATGCATATTTGCATTCGTTCCGCTGCTGTAATTTCTTTGTTTTCTTCAGACATTTTCTTCTTCCTTTTTCCATGGAGAAATGTATTTGACTTCTTTAGCATACTCTTTTGTTGAGTAATGCATTATCATGCGCTTGGCTGCATCATTTACCGACTCGCCTGATGGATAACCTGCATCTGATTCATTGATTTCGCATATTTTTTTATAAATACGAATGTTCTTATTATCATCGTTGGGGGCAATCAGAAAGAGCGTGCATACTTTATCTACGGAGTTCCAATGAAATTCCCACAGTCTACCAAGATAGGAAAATGTGGTTGCTATATGCGACTCCGTGAATTTAGGTTCAGTAATATCTTCAATACTCATGGTGCAGCAAAGAATCCAAACAAGAAACAGACAAGTCCGATTGTTACTGTTGCAAAAAGCCAAGTTGTTTTCTTCAACATTTTTAATTCCTTTTTCTGTTTTGTCAAAAGTTCTTCCATTTTTATTTCTTTATTTATTGCATCTCCATCAAATATGATGTCGGGGTATAGTATTTCCTGCTGAATCATAACATCCATCAGTTCACCAACTACAACACTTATTTTTTTTACTTTGTTTGGCCTATCAACGGCTTCAGAAGCAAGAGAAACAATATAATCTTCTAAAATTCCTAAGTACATATACGAATACTAATAAATAAAATTGCTTAGTTCAGTCATTCCTGAAAAATAAATGAAATATCAAACATCCTGCTATTGCTCCGGATATTTCTGGTCCATAACCCTTATTGGACAAATGCCTAATACTGGCACTAATTGTCTTTTTACGTATCTTGATAGAAATCAAGTCATAGGCAAGAATGAAACCCGCAACGGCGATTGGTCCAAACAGGATATCTGCATCTTTTGTTCTAATTTTTTTCTTCATATCCTAAACCCATATCGTCATCACGTCTTTTTTCATGCAATCTCACAGCATCGCAAAATGAGCAGATTGTCGATGAGCAGTTTTTCCCATCATGCAAAATACCCAGTAGGTAAGAAAGATTATCTGAATGGTCGACTTCATCCGCATACTTGCGTTTTTCTTGAATCAAGTCATCTTCCAACTCAATAATACGCTGACTTAAGTCGTGAATTCGATTTACCAATTCACTCATTCGTTAATTTCTTTCTTGCGATTAAAAGAGTTCAATGCTTTTCTAATACGAACACTTTCATTGGTCATTACAAGACTCCGCAGAATTTTCAAAGCCTGTTCTTCTGTCAATGATTCTGGGTCGGCACCAATAATTGCAGCAGCCTCAGATATGGCATCCATTTTCTTCTTCATAAAAAAACCTCCATTTGATACACCATAGTACCAAATGGAGGTTTTAATTAGAGAAAACGCTAATTACTAATTTTTAACGCTTTGATGAACGCTTGAAAATTCCAAATAGACGTTTCAAAATGCTCTTCTTGGCATGTTCGGGAACTGATGCCAAAACTGCAGCCACAACGTCAATACCAGGGACCGAGCCAGTAGCGTTAGTGGACGTCGAATTAGAAGGCATGGCAATTGGATTAATACCTGGAGTATTAACATTAATTGTGAATCCATCGTTAGTGGCACTAATTGTCACCGGACTCTTTGGTGCCTGCTTCTTCGGACGTCCAGGCTTTGCTCCCGAATTTGACTTCTTCTTGGGGGCATCACCTTTTGGTGCGGCTTTCTTGGTTGGGGTGGCTGCCTTCTTTGCTGCCACTTTCTTAGCGGGAACCGCTTTCTTTTTTGCTGCCATTTTGTTCTCCATATTTTGGGGCCATATATTGTGGGCGTGGATTATATTAGTATCACATTTGTTTCATTGGCGCAAGTATTTACCGACTAGTTTATAAAAATGGATGAATATACCGACTCAATGAGTAAAATAGCACTTTGCCTCACTGGGGCTCAATTGGCTAAAGATTTGATGGTTCAAGAATTTGGAATTGGCGAAGAACTTGCATTTAATTTCTTTGGATGGAGAGAGAATAGGCTAGTAATGGTGGCTCAACTCAAGCGTGAGTACATGAACTTCCCCGTCGTCAAAAGACTTGAAGCATGCAGAATGCTCTGCTCCGCAATGACATCACACTGGGCCGTAGACGCCGTAAGTTTTGTTGCTGAAGGATTTGAAACACTCAATAAAGAGAAGTTGGATGGACGCGACCTCAGACAAGCATTTATTGAAGATGAAAATCTCGTAAACGAATGTGTAACCGTAACACATTGCCAAAAAAATGAAGTCAATGACGACATTGAGTTATATCTAGTTTCAACGCCATACAAATATTTATTAGGGCGAGATATAGAATGGGGAGAATCAATGGGCTACACAAGAGGAACAGAAACCGTTCTTCGCAATTCACCCATCCCGAAGTTATTAATTGACGGACTCAGAACAGAAATAATAGAATCAGTCACTAATGAAGAATTTGATGAAACTATTGCCACCTTAACGGCGTGCGGCTTCAACATCGAGGAGATGTGAATACATGCCCCCGTCGTCTACGGGTTAGGACTCGACTCTTATAAAGTCGCTAAGGTGGCTCGACTCCACCCGGGGGTACAACTGGTACAGTTAGTCATGGGATATTTTTTTGATTATTTAAATTACAACAACTATAAAATGGAAGGCGTTTCTTTTTTAGAAGCCGACAGAAGCCCATGTCCCGTTTGTGGACATCCAACCGGTGATTGCGCTGGCGACAACGCACCAACTCATGTTATTGGTTTTGAAGCATCGCAAGGAAAAAGCACTCCCCTTTTCCATGTTGAAGAAGAAGTTTGGGAAGAAAAACAAATAACGCCATACACGAAGGCTCGTGTTCTAGTATACAAGAAGGGGGAAAACATTTCGATTGAAGAAGCGAAAAGATTAGGTCTACTATAGACACTTTCTTTATTCAAAATTCATCTACAATGTCTTTCCCAGTTCAACTAAAACTAGAAAGAGAAACGCAATGAGCGCCACAATTACAGACGATTTCGTACGCACCTATTCCTCGCAGACGCCACCTTGGGGATTTAATGGAATGGGAGAAATTGTTTTTCTCCGCACATATAGCCGCAAGAAAGAAAATGGCGACACAGAAACTTGGACTGACACGCTTCAGCGAGTAATCAACGGAGCAATTGAAATTGGTGTTCCCTATACGCAAGAAGAAGCAGAACGCCTATTTGACCATATGTTCAACCTTCGTTGCTCATTCTCTGGTCGCTCATTATGGCAACTCGGAACACCGTTGACGAAAGAATTCTCAGGAACAAGCCTCAACAACTGCTACTTCACTAACATTGAAAAGATTGAAGACTTTGAACTTCTTTTCGATTACCTCATGCTCGGTGGTGGTGTTGGCTTCTCGGTTGAACGTTCGAAGATTCACGACCTACCCAAAGTTAAGGGTGGAGTTGCCATTGCTCACGAGCGCACCAATGATGCAGACATCATCGTTCCTGACAGTCGTCAAGGATGGCGTCGCCTACTTCACTCGGTGCTTAAGTCATACTTTGAAACAGGTCGCTCATTTACTTACTCAACGATTCTTGTTCGTGAGTACGGCGCACCATTGAAGAAGTTTGGTGGTACAGCATCAGGCCCAGGCGCCCTCATTGATGGTGTTGCAGATATTTGCAAGGTTCTTGAGAATCGTGTTGGCAAGAAACTTCGCTCTATTGACGTTCTGGACATTTGTAACATCATTGGTCGTATCGTTGTGTCGGGTTCGTCGCGTCGTTCAGCACAAATCGCCATTGGTGACCCTGATGACGTGCTATTCCTCCGTGCAAAGAACTGGGGTTCAGGGAACGTCCCCGCATGGCGAGCAAACAGCAACAACAGTATCTATGCCGACGGCTACGAGGAGATTGCCACAGAACTCTGGAAGGGTTATGACGGAACTGGCGAGCCCTATGGTCTAGTTAACCGCAAACTTGCCCGTAAGTTTGGACGCGTTGGACACCCGAAGGCAGACCCAACCATTGAGGGCTACAACCCATGCGCCGAAATTGCATTAGGTGATGGAGAATCATGCAACTTGTCAACAATTTTCCTACCAAACATCACTTCTTTGGAACAGTTCAAAGACGTCTCGTACTTGCTTTATAAGACACAGAAGCAAATCACTCGCATGAATTACCCATACGAGAAAACGACAAAGATTGTTCAAAAGAATGCACGTCTTGGCCAGTCAATTACTGGAATTCTTCAATGCTCTGAGGATAAGATTTCTTGGCTATCTGATGCTTACACTTATTTGGAAGCACTTGATGCACAGTATTCAAAAGAGAATGGGTTACCCGTTTCTGTCCGCTTAACAACTGTTCAGCCTTCGGGAACTCTTTCACTTCTGCCTGGCGTCACTCCTGGCATCCACCCAGCATTTGCTCCATACTATATTCGTCGTGTCCGCTTCGGTTCTTCTGACCCATTAGTGGAAGCATGTCGTAAGCGTGGCTACAAGGTCTGCTATGACGTTGGAATCGATGGTCGTGAGGACCACACTCGTTTCGTTGTTGAGTTCCCCTGTGAGTCCCCTGAGGGCTCTGTGTTGGCAAGCAGCATGACTGCCGTCGCTCAACTTGAGTGGGTCAAGAAGATGCAGACTGAATGGGCAGACAATGCTGTTTCGGTCACTGTGTATTATCGCAAGGAAGAACTTTCGGAAATCAAGGAATGGCTCTCGAAGAATTATGATGATTCAGTGAAGTCTGTTTCATTCCTTCTTCATACCGACCACAACTTCCCATTGCCCCCTTACGAAGAGTGCACCAAAGAAGCATATGAGAAGTCGTTGAACAAGATTGATTTCTCTATCCCGCTTCATCGCCCAGCATTTGATGGTTTGGTTGAGTTGGATGATTGCGCCACTGGGGCATGCCCAATCAAATGATTTTGGAGGAATGATGCCATTTTATCGTGGAGTTTTTCTTATATTCGGATGGTTAATAGCATTAGGCTTAATGACTGGAACAATGACATACTACGTGGATGGGCATGAATCCCCCGAAATGAAGTTACTCGGCTTTGCTTTACTCGCCTTATGGATTGCTGACATTGCCAGAATATTACGAGACAAGTAATGCCAATAATCCACGTAAATAGTAATACTATTCGTTCAAATAAGAAAAACAAATCCGACAAATCGCCATTAAGTGTACGCAAAACAAGAAGCGGACGAGCAGAATACGGTGACTCTGTGCTGATTTACGACAGTAACGGGAATGTTGTTGCACGAGTTGTATATCAGCCAGAAACACCACTAACATGTGGTGCGCAGGTTTGGATTGAAACCGAATTTGCAGTTAAAATTGAGGGGAATAATAATAATGAAATCACCAACATGGTTCAATAAAGCATCTTGCAAAGGTCTTGACACTTCTTTATTTTTTGGCGAAGGACACGACGTCAGTGTCATCACCGCCAAACAAGTATGTGCTGCATGCCCTGTTCGTATCGAATGTCTCGAATATGCCGTCGAACTAAAAGAGTATGAATTTGGGATATGGGGAGGAGTTGCTCCTCGTAATCGTCGTCCGGCATCCATTGAAAAAACAAGAAAAAAAGTCCGCCACGAAGTACGACGCCAGGAAATTATCAAAACTATGGACGGACAAAATCTTCGCAATGCACTTGCTAAATTAGAAAAAAGCAAATAGGAGAATAAATTGAATCGTCGCAAATTTATCAATTTTTCTAGTAGCGCACTAGTTACTGTACCATTGTTGACTATTTCAGAAATTTCTCGTCTTGGCAAAAAACCCATACCAGAAATCCCTGTTGGGAAACCCGGCCAAATTCTGACTAGTGAATCATGGAACGAAGTAGTGGACAGGGTTAACCTTATCTCTGAACAAATACTGTGATATTTTAAGATTATGAAATATTCCCGTCAAACTGACGATATTCATCGCCCGAGTACCTTGAAGTTGATTGATGACCAAATAATTGTCGATTTTCCTTACGACGATAAATTGGTGGCCGAGATAAAGGCTATTGAGGGTGCGAAATGGGATAAGGTTTCTAAAGTTTGGCGTATCCCCGCAGTGAATATGGGAATCATTCGTTCCTTCGGATTGAAATATGATTTTAAAATTACTGATGAAATACTTGCTTTCGATATCCCTGCTCATAAAAATCCTGGTGGTGGCGTGACCCTGGAAGGCAACTACCTGTTCCTTTCATTTAAATATGACCCAGTCATGGTTAGGTCTGTCAAACAAATTGAGGGAATAACATGGGACCCGAAAACAAAAGCCTGGCGAGCGCCATTATCTGCTTCTCAAACTGTTATTAAATGGGCTGAGACGTTTAAACAAAATATTCCTCAAGATGTAAGGGATAGGGCAGAGAGAACACATAACGAACTCAATGTGTTAAAAACTGCCAGTAGAGCCACTGATGCTGAAGTAGAAATCAAGTCTTTGAATGGGACACTTTTACCATATCAACGAGCGGGTGTTGCCTATGCAACAAACTCGCGAAGAGCATTTATTGCAGACGAAATGGGACTGGGGAAGACGGTCCAAGCCATGGCCACCCTAGAGTACGCCCATCAGCACTATCTTGCCGGTGAAGGTTCACCGTCGTATCCAGCAGTTGTTGTTTGCCCACCAAACCTATCATTGAACTGGAAGAAAGAATACAATAAATTTTTTCCAAACCTCATCGTTGAAGCATGTCTCAACAGAAAACAAATACCAATGTACGGAACATACGACGTACTCATCATTGGATACAGCAACA